TTCTAAATATTTGTGTCCCCTTAATACCAAAAATACTAGCTACGACAAGGATCCATAAATTCGTAAACCAGCTTGGAAGAGTAGAAAAATATTCAAAGAATAATTTTACCTTCTCCATCGCTTGTGGGTCGTCACTTAGAACTGCCCACGCAAGCACTATAATCGGGATTGATAACAATATCAATACGAATTCGTCTTTCCAGTCCGATTGTCTTGCCTCTAACAGCTTACCTTGGTAAGCTTCCTCTCCTCGGGCCATTTTTTCTGCGTGCATCAACTGTGCATCAGACATAGCCATCTTAGTTTTTTGTCTATTTGTGTAAATTTTGCTTCCAGCTTGTAATGCTATCTTTGCTAAACTAAACCACGCCATAAATTACTCCTTTTTTAACTCGTTTTGTAAGATTGTTTTCTCAATAGACGTATCAGCACGTAAATTTGCTAGTTTTTCGTTCTGTTCGAGCTTTTCTTCCTGTGTATCTTTGTTTAACATAGCTCTCATACGGTCAAGATTGATTCTTTCTTCACCTTCTTGTCGTTTTCTAGCATTTTCTTGTGCTTGTAGGTCTAATTCTCTTGCTCTAAGCATTGCAATCGGGTCATTTCCAAATTTAGAAGTGATTTTATTCTCTTCTTTCATATATTCTTCAGTCATTTCCGATATCAACACTGCTTTTCTACTTTCAATTCGTTGTTGAAGTGCCATTGCTTCTGCTTGCATCTGCGGATTTACCATAGATTGTTGCATCATCATTGCTAATCTAGGTAATTCTTCTCTAAATTCTAATTCTATCTGCTCTTGTGCCATTAAACTTATGTGTTCAAGTATATTTTTTTGTATTGCAGCTCCAACCATAGGTGCATTTCTTACCATATTGGTTTGTAAAAAATTTAAATGCGCTGTGATGTGAGCTTGATGATCTTGACCAGGAAAAGCTTGAAAAGGTTTACCGCCTAACGCATCAATATGTTCTAACGCTGGGTCTTTTGGTGTTGGTGGTAATGGTTTTTTTAAAATTAAATCAATATCTTTGACACCTAACGCTTCATACATATTTCTGTAAACTTCGTATTGGTTATGAATAGCTGGATTAGAGGCAGCCAGTTGCATCTCTGTTTGTGCGAGGGAGATCCTTTGTGTTTGAGAAAAAATATTTGGATCTGCAACTGGCAATATATCTACTCTGTCATCGAAGTCTAATTGTTTTACCTGCCTCTGGCCTCCGACAACATCATAGGGGTAGATTGGAGGTAGATATAATTTGAAAACTCTTGCTAATAAACTAAATTCTTTTTTCATAGAAGCATACAATCTTTTGTGTATGGCAGACATTGTTCTGCTTCCTCTTTCCAGCATAGCTACTGTCGTACCCACAGCTGCTGATTGATTACCCTCACCTACCTGCAAGTCTGCTATTGAAGCGAATCTTTGACCTGCTTGTACTACGACGCCCATAAGTGCTAATAAAGTTTGCGATGGTTCTTTGAAAGGTAAAGTCATAAATGCATCTTTTAAATTTCCACCAGGAGCATCTACATCTCTAAACTCTCCAGGTTGAATAGACTGTGACTCGTCTCTCATTTTAATACCACGCATTTTAAATCCTGCTGGTAAATTAGATAAAGTTCCCGCATCTAGTAGTGATCTTAGTGCTGATGTTGCAGTTCTAGATAATCCACCTATCATATGAATTAAACCAAAACCATAAAAACCAAGACCCGGTAAAAATTTAAAGTGTACAAAATAACTAATTTTACTTTTAGTTATGTCACCGATTTCGTAGTTTCTTCTAATTGATAATACTTCTTTTGAGGATTCTTCGATGGTTACAATATATGGAAGTTTAATTCCTGTTGGTGTGCCGTCAGCATTAGCGTCGTTAAAACCATCAATATCTAAATTAACGTGACACTCTAATAAAGTATACATATTTTGATCTTTACCTTTTCTTGTGCCATCGAGTTCTCTTTCTTTTTTCTCTGTTTCAGATTCGTTCATATAAGCAGCGTTTAATTCTATATCTCTATAGAAACCACCTACTTGTTGTTTTCTTAATTCGTTTTCAGAAATTTTTATTGTGTGAATAATTGCATCTGCATCTTCTAGTGATGTTGCTGTGTAAGGAACAACTAAATCATCTGCAGGCACAAATTTAGAAACAGCTCTACCCATAACAGAATCATAATAAACTTTTTTAAATGCAGATCCTGATAGTGGTAAATAAAATAACATTTGATCAAACTCAGCTTCGTATTCTTTCATCTCTGACATAATTGTGTAATTCATAAAATCTTTTACACGTAACGCTTGTTGTTCTTTATCTGGTGTTGGCATTCCAATAATTTGTGTTCTAACTGGACCACCTGATGGTAATAATTCTTTGTAAGCTAAAGATTGAAACTGTGTGACAGCTTCTGCTAACACTGGATGTGTTGCACCTGATGCACCTTTAAAAGGTTCTGTTTTACTTTCGTATTTAAATCCTAATAAATCTAAACCTTGTGTGTAGGATCTTTCCCAATCTTTTCTAGAAGATTTATAATCTTGATAGTTTGCAGCCAACTCTTGACCAATAGGTTCAAGAACATCATCGGGTAATAGTTCTGCTAAGTTTGCAAAGTGATCTTTGCTTTGTTCTAAATTAACTTTTGATGGATCAAAATTTATATCAACACTGCCATCTTGATTTTCTTGTACTTCAACAGGTGCTTGTGGTTTTTTTTCTGTTTGTTCTAATTCTACTCTCAGACCCTCTTCATTGGGTATCGTAATAGTTTGCTCAACGTTTGGAAGAGCCTTGTCTACGTCTGCCATTTGTTTTCTCCAATCGGACCACTGTAACCTTTTTAGGTGGAACATTCAACCCTTGCGGATTTGGCCCTCTTTTAGGTGGTGCGCCTGTTGTTAGTTTAGTTTGTTTTATCATATAATTTCATCGTCATCAAAAGGTAATAGTCTGTCTAGACCAAAAGGTAAAGATCTAGTTTTTGTTGTTTCTTCTTGAAACTCAGGTTGAATACTTGTAGTTGCCTCCGGCACATCTGTGTAATCTGGTATTTCAAGCTCTCCTCTTTTTAACTGACTTTGTTGTCTTTGTTGATAGTCTGCAGCTCGTTCTGCTCTTTGTAAATCTAGACCTGCATCAAATGCGTTGGCTAAAAATATTGCTTGTTTTTCTCTGTCTGTCAATTGACCCACAGCATCTTCAGGTGCTGTTTTTAAATTTCTTCTTTTAGTTAAAGCAGAGGAATAATCAGAACCAAAACCTGCATCAGCTATATATTTTCTTTTTTGCACTGAGTCTTTTAGTGGTGTTCCAAAACCAAACGTTGCAACATTAAGTGCCATCTCAGATGGCGTTAATCCTGCATACGTATCAAGAACAACAGATGGTCCTGCAAAACCTAATTCGCCAAGAGCTATTTTACCTGCACTACTAAACAAGTTTCTAGCGGCAGGGGTATCCAAGTTCGCTAACTCTGGTTGAATCATTGTGGAACCAAGTGTTGTGCCTGATGGTTTTTTAAAATAATTTTCAACTATGTTTGATTTATTTGTTTTAGAATCAAAAACAATATTCTGTTTAACACCAAAAGTTTTTCCTCCTGTTTTAAACTGCATTCCTGTTTTAGATAATACTTCATCCGCTTGTTTTGCAAACTCTCCGTCAGGATTGTTTCTTAAATAAGTTTTAATTAATCCTATTTGTGATGTCATTCTTCCTGGAGCGTTAACAATATTATTTGGAAAAGCGGTATTTAATTTTTCTTTTGCCACTTCGGATATGTGTTCTGGTGTATAGAACAATTTATTTTTTGCTTTTTCTTTAACTTTTTTAACAAACTCTTTATCGGAAAGATCTGCATATTTATTAAATTTAATTGGTTCACCTATTTTTAAACCTGTGGCATCTATATTCATTGAGTATCTAATTTTAGGATCATTTAATATTTCAGAATCCGACATTTTTAAAATATCAGCATTTTTATCTTTTATTCTATCTATAACTTTTTTAGTTTGATTTGCTGTTTTCTCTCCTACTTTTTTAAAAGCTTTAGTTTCTCTTTGTTGTCTTCTTGCAGCAGCTCTAGTTTTTATTGTTGTAGTTGGATCGTCTGCTTTTGGTGTGGGTGATTTAATTGCTTCAGGTCTAAATTTTTCAAAAATTGATCTTACATTTCTTCTATCCATTTTTAATTTTTGAGCTATGGCATTTGTAGACATCCCTTCAGATTGAAGTTTTAATACGTCTTCAACTTTCTTTTGTCCTCTTGCGTAAGCTGTTCCCAACTTAAACCTATCCGCTGGTATCTCTCCTCGAGATGCTTCATAAGCTTTTATTATGGCGCTATTTCTCCTTAAGGGTGTTCCACCTCCAACAGTAACTCCTCTTTGACCAGAGGGTTTAGGTGTTTTATAACCTAACGCCTTACCTAACTCTCTAAAGCTTGTTATCTTTGGGTTTTCTAAAAGTTCATCTATCTTTTTAAATGTTTCTTCATTAAATTTAACAACACCTTTTTGATCAACAAATTTTATTGTATCTTTAAATCTTTCCCTCCCAGGTGCGCTTCCCGCAATAATATTTCTTATTGAAGTAGGGCTTGCGTTTATATTATTCTTTTCTATAAAATCTCTAATATCTTTTGTGCTAACTTCTGTGCCATCAGGTAAAGAGTTTATGTACTCTACAACTTTAGCTATGCCACCTTTGTCAAAACCAACTCTACCACCCATAGACATCGGACGACGTCTAGTTAAGTGAGCCATCATCTCATTGTATTCGTGGATTTTCATTAGACTCCTAATATATCTGCTAGGCCACCTTTAGCTTTGTCATCTCTTGGAGTGTCATCTAAGAACTCGTCAAGCTCATCAACCTCATTTTCTAAAGATGCAGGTTTAGGTTTAGCTGGAGCTACAATATCAAAACCATCAAACTCTTTTATAAATTCTTCTGCAGCTTCTTCAGGAGATCTTGATCCATCTATAATATCATCAAGTGCATCAAACTTAGTATTATTTCTTGTATAGTACTTGTCAAAAAGCTCTAGTGGGTCTTTAGCATCTGTGCCTCGTTCTAAATCTCTAGAGTATAATAAATCATCAAATTCATCAGCTGGTAATCTAATTCTTTTATCCTTTAACATAATCTGTCTAACAACAGCTCTACGTTGACCCTCCCGCATTAAATCTCTTGTTGGACCAAATGGACCAAGCATATCATCAACAATATTCTTTGCTAACTCCTCAGCTTTTTTAGAACCTGCTGTTGAACGTTGTAATTCTTGTATGAGTTTTCCTCTTTCACTTTTTGGATCAACACCTTCTGGTAAACCAAAATCATCTCTCAAAGATCCAAGTCCTTTTTCATCAACTTTTTTCTTTGTTTCAATATCAATAACATCTGCTTCTGGTTTTGGTTTTGTTGTTCTAGTTTCTTTTAATCTTTCTGTAATACCAAACTCTTTGTTCTTAGCCTCTAATAATCTTCTAGCGTTCATCTCAAAGTTAGCAACTTCAGATGCATTTTTATTTGACAATGCAAACGGACCATACTCTGCAATCTTATCTTCAATTAGTTGCCTTGCTTTTGGATTATCGTAAGCGTCATCCGAATAAAGTTTAAAAGGACTGTTTTGATCTAACTGAATAGGTTTACTTACGTTCGTTCTAGTGCCAATAGCTCTGTTAACGTAATCTCGACCAAATAATCTAATTAATAATTGTAACATAATTTACCAATAGTAACTGTATTTTTTAGGAGGTAGCTTTTCTTCCTCATAATCTTCAGGGTGAGCTATAAAACCTCCCTGTCTAAAGCGCATAACGGCTTGTGTCATTGAGTCGACCAAGTCGTCGTGATCTCCATACGGAAATGCTGCACACTCCTCAATCACCTCTTGTGCAAACTTTTCGTGTGTAGGAGCCCATATCATACCAGATTCAAACAAAGGTGCAATAGAATTTACTCTTGTATGCTTATCATTACCTTTAGACGGCGTGTAATTGACAACGGGTATACCCATCGATCTTAATTCGTGAGTCAAAGGTAAACCAGATGCTTTGGCTTCAACCAACACAGTTTCTGGTTGCCAGTAATCATATTGCTCTTTTGCAAGTCTTCTAAGTTCTGGAAACTCTAATCTATCTTTATAGGCATCTAATAATATTAATTGATGTGGTGTATCTTCATTATCCTGAAACACACCCCAGGTAGTGATGGCAGAATAATCTGCTGTTTGTTTTTTCATAAACGCGGTGTCATAGGATTGTATAACGTGCTTTAATGGTGGTAGATAATCTTTCTCCCAAGGCTGCCACCATTCTCTTTTGATAATCGCACCTTCTTCTGATGTCGGGTTTTGCATCCACTGTGCATTCCATTTAGCAACCGATAGTGATGCCTTTACACCTTCTAATTCTGGTAACTTCCAATATTCTGGCCAGACGGGTTTACCTGATGGCATAATA